CTGGAGGAAGTTTCTCAATGCTCTTAACATTATTCTTTAAAATAGATGTTAGATCATTCATTCTCGTTCCTGTACTCAGGAGGCCTGCTTTCTACTATTCTCTGTGCCAAATCAATCATCCATAAAGATTGCGGTGTATCAACCGAAGAACTTATATGAAGACATTTGTCACCATCATCGTTTACTTGCCACCCAATAACTATAACATCCTCAAGATCACAGATCTCTTCTTCATCATAAATTGTTTGAGAATTCTTATAATCACTTAGGTTTATAATATTGTCTGACACTAAGGTTCCTTCCCAATATATAAACTTTTTCCATATATAAATGTATATTACATATATAAATATATATTACATATATAAATATCTTATGCATATATAGATATATAATAATAATATATATGTAAAATTTAATATACTATTTTTATATAATTTGCAATAGCTAAGAATCATATTTTTTAAATTATTTTAATTTAAATATAGATAGGCATTATTTTACACTATTTTGTAAAAAAATAGGGTACCCCCTTGTGAAAATTTAGTATTTTAGTGTGCAAAACTCAATGCAGGGCGTGTGACCGGCCATACTATACTAGGGGTAGTAGTGGGTAGGTGGGGTAAACGTATCAACTAAAAATAAAAAAGGTGTTATCGCATCTAGCTGTAATTTAAATGCAGTTCGTAACTAGCTGTAAAACTTTATGCAATGTTTTTACTTGGAGATAATACTATTTAATTTCGTAAGTAGATCTGTTTCTATTTCACTTGCTGTTCTATCTCTTTTATCATCCACCTTTAAAACGTCAGTAAATAATCCATGATGCTTTCCTAATAATTCTAAACCTTTTAATCTGACTGCATCAGTTACGTTTATATCGTCTGCCATCTTCTCGATCTTCTCTAATATAACATCAGTTCGTTTGACCTCATTCATGCGATGTAATGACATTTTCTGCTCTAATAAGTGATCTATAAATATCCTAATGTTATCCTTTGCTCTTAATCTACTTGCCAACATTCTAAGAGTGTTTGGTTTAATATCTTTACTAACATTATAATTGTTACGATATGCCTCTATCAAACTAAGACCTTTCTCGCCATTCTTTCCCACTACGTCAAAACAAAAACCTCGCATTTGCTCTGTCAGATCTCCACCAATAACTTTAGATTTTTTACTCTTGTTGTTCCGGCTGTCGTTATCACTAACCAATTTTAAATTAGGTTTATCATCTTTTTTATCTGTCATTTTTAATCCTCAAAAGTTTATGTAAAGTTTTCACATCGTCTTAATAAGACCTGCATAATTACCAATAGTAACATTTTATTATCTTTATTTGTAGGTTTGGAAATTAATTTAATTTTTTTCCAAGAAAATATGTCTCCCAATCTTACTACATATGTAAGAAAAAAATAACCAACTTTGGAGTGCTTAATGCAAAAACAAAAAAAAATTAAAAACCAAAACAATATCGACCTAGCAAATAACAGACTGTATCTTGATGCTAACATTAATATTAATTTCAGAATAAATGCTGATCGTTTTAGATTTATGATCAATCAAGAAATATGTGAAGAAAAAGATATTAATCAATTAATGGAAAATCTTAAATGGAAAGCTAATTGTGCTATTGAGGACTACCTAGAAAATAACATGCCATTAGTCCTAGATCTATATCCGGACTTTCACATGTTTAAATCTGATACATCCATAAAAGACATATGCGATTAGTGGCGATTTAAGAGGCATACAGTACATGTTAGTACATATAAGTATAATCTATTATATAATTCAGTTTGAGAGTTTTTGTTGTCCACCTTGAGTTACAGCTATAAATAGTAAATAATAGTAAATAATAGTAAATAATATCAACTTAGGCTTTGACAGCTATGCTCCTATCTGATATGGAATAGGAGGGTATTTTTTTAAAATATCCCACCAAGACCACAGCCCCTATTTGGCAACTTGTTTGAACTGTAGAACAAACATCCCTTTCTGACCTACATGGGAAACTAGGCATTAAGGAAAGCAACTGAAAGAATGTAGGTTGTGAGTACCTAGAAAGGCAAGAGTGATACAGCCCCCACAATTCAATCTGATGAGGATAGCGATATGGGCTAGTAGCTTTAAACAAGTTTCCCAATAGAGGTTGTGTTCAGAAAAAATCATATCTCAAACGTATTAATAAATAATCAACTAATGGAGACTATATTGAAAACATATATCGATTATAAAAACCAAGTATCTGAAATCAAAACACAGCTAGAAACAGACAAATGTTTCTACACTAAATCAGCAATGAAAGATGCTCTTGAAACTGTAAGCAGAGCCTATGAAAAATTTGTTAGTGAGAATAAAAATTATCATCTAGGTAAATCTAAAGGTTTTAATTATTGGGATGTGCCATCTAATTTGCACCAAGTAAAACCTAAACATGTTGATATATTCCAAGCATTTGGAATTAATCCTCAGATTGTTTTGCTGTTAGCGATGGATAGGAATTATTTAAAATCTTTTGAGGTTGTTAAGAAAGTAGCTGAGAAAAAAGAATATCAACCTACTGAGAAACAAGCCACTCATTTAGGTACATGTCAGATTTGTGGATCTGTTCAAAAAGTTAATAGATCTACCGGTAAACTAGCATCTCATGGATACACTAAAGGATACAGCTTTCACATGGGCGAGTGCATGGGATCAAGAAAAGATCCTTATGAGATCAGCAATGCTTACTTAATAGATTATTCTGTTTTGTTAGACGAGAGATGCAGAGAAATATCACAGCAAATCTTGGCATCAGAAAGCACAACAGTTTTTAACGTCAGAAAACTTAGAGAAGAATATGACGAGATTGTAAATCATGTTCAGCCTCGAATAAAAAAGAGATGGCAAACTTGGAAACAATCACAGCTTACACCTATCACATAATAAATGGGGGCAGTAATAACTGCCCTCAACTGTCATCAAGTGTGTGCTTGATCTGATGAGACCAAAAGGTCGAAACAGTTAATTAACCGGAGTACCTAATGCAAAAACATAATTATTCTAAAAAAGAAATTACTGCACACAGTAATACAATTAAGAAAATGGTTCGTAAATGTATGAACCACCTAAAGAAAAAAGAATACGAATTGAATATTACTACAGCAGACGTTGATAAGGCTGTTAAATTAACAAGAGTTGTAAACAAATCATCTAATGCAACTTACGTTCATCACTTTGGAACAAGAGTTACAGCAATTCAGATTAACCTAAGTTATTATCAGCATGTAAATGAAGATCGTTTTCATAAAGAATATGACAACTTTAACAAAGATCCTCAGATAGGGGGCAGACGATGCCTTAACCTAGACCATGCATATCTAATGAGTGTTAGTCATGAGGTCAGCCATTTTATTCAGTTTAACAATGCACCTAGAGTTAAACGATTTGCTAAGAACTATGAGAAATCACATGGCGATTGTTTTAAGGCTGTATATCGATATTTAAGAAGAGACCTAGTTAATCCTATCATCGACAAGGACATACTAGACAACGACAACCAACCTAAACCATCTGTAAACAAGGAGACTATAATGCAGAAAAATAAAGTAATAATATCTAGTGATATAAAGAAACAAATGGCATCTCAAGAGGCACAGCATACGTTGCTCAAGGGATCTAACAAAGCACAATCAGAGGCTATGAGTGCCATAAGAGTTGATCAGTATGCAGAGGGAGTTTTAATAGTCCATGCATTACCTAGAACTGAGACCGGTAATCTTTTAGAGGATCATTCAAACGAGATCCTCACGATACTTGAGACAGAGATAAACATGTCAAAAACTCAAGCTGATTTGTTTAAGAGAAACATAACTTTGTTTTCAAATAAACATAAGGATGATTTGCCATCTAGCAATCTAACAAAAACTTTCGTGTTAGATTTGTTCGAGACATTGAACCTTAAATCACAAGCTAAGATCATTGCTCATAACAAAGGCGAGGATGTTAAAACACCTTTGGATACAATCATCGATAAGTTGGTAGGTCTAAAGACTAAGACCGGTAAGCAAAGAGATGGTCTTATCATGACACAATCTGACCTCGATGATTTCAAGGTTAGATTAATCAATAGGTTTGAGATTGCAGACAAAGGCAGAAAGGCAATCGATGAGGCAGAGGAAGAACAATCAGTAGTCGATGATGTTACTGAGGCTTTACTTGCTTAATCTAATACACAAATTGACACAGATCTATTTGGTCTGTGTCTGCTTGTTTATTGGAAATACTATCATCCATATAAGCAGAAACCTAAACAACCAAAGGAGACTATATGTCACAAGAAAGAAAACTAATAGAACGTACATCTAAATTAGTAGATCAGTACAACAAAGTAAAAGATCTAAGATGGGAACTACATCAAAACAGTTCTCAGCTAGTCGAGGCAAATTTAAAGCATGAACAAGCTGAAAAAAAGTTTGATCAAGCTATCGAGAAATTTATGCTTGTACATCTAGAAGATTATACTAATGACCAAGTAATTAAAAAGGTCATTCAATATCTTGGTGCAGAGCATGAAGAACAAGCTAAGAAAATACTAAATAAATTTAAACAACAAGTGGAGTTATAATGAGTAAACATAATCAAATAGTTGACCACTTTAAAGGTCGTATCGTTAAAGGAATATTCACAAAACTTGATGGATCAAAACGTAAGTTTTGGGGAGTTCTAAAACATGAGGATCGAGATCTTGGAAAAGATCTTGTTACTGTCTACGATTTCAGAATAAAGCAGTATCGTAGATTTAGATTGGATAATGGCACTTTAAGATTAAAAAGTGGCAACATCTTTTATAAATATAACCATGCAAATGGTATAACTTTCAAAACAAGGAGTGCATAATAATGCGTATTACAGACATAAGAAATGCTATTCAAGGCATGATGATCCATAACTTTAAAACTGTTAAAGGTGGTCGTAAAGATCAGCTTGTTATCCCTTATGTTGAGGGTGGTGTTGGTCAAGGTAAAACTACTGTGGTCAATTCATTAACTACTGACGAACTTATCCTTAAACATTGTAGAGAAATATTTGACTACAAGGAAGATAAGCTAGGCTTTATTAACTTTGGTTTACCACAGTTTGATCCATCAGAGATTGCCGGTTGGCTTGTGCCATCCAAAGATGGGGAAAGCATGAACAGATTAAGACCTAATTTTATGCCTACTGATGGCTGTGGAATTATATTTGTTGATGAGGTTGCCCAAGCTACATTAATGGCTCACAACATCTTTGGTCAGCTAGTCGATGAACGTAGATTAGGAGATCATTATCTACCGGATGGATGGATGATTGTAGGTGCTGGGAATAGGCTGTCAGATCGTGCCGGATCTAATAAGCTACCATCACAGCTTAGAGATAGATTTACATATCTTAGCTTAGAAATTAATTTAGATGATCTACTGCATTACTATGCATCTAACAATGTGGATCACAGATTAAGTTCGTGGTTAAAGTTTGATGATCAGCATCTTTATAACTTTGATGTGTCAGCTAATAGTAACTGTACACCTAGATCTGTTGAAAGAGCCGGTGTTCTTTTAAATCTTGGTTTCGACAGCACCACTTTACGAGGTGTACTTGAGGGGCAGATTGGAGAGACAGCATCAGCTAGTTTGATGGCTCACATAAAGTTACACGACAAACTGCCGGACTTTGACAAGATTGTTAATGATCCGGATGGCACAGAAATACCGGAAGATCGTGGTGTTCTTTATGCCTTATGTGGTTCATTAGCTTTTAAGATGAACATGACAAACTGTGCAAGTATTCTTAAATACATTCAGAGAATACCGGAGCAAGAGTTCATGGCTTTCATGCTTAAAGATGCTGTAACAAGAAACAAAACTCTTGTTACCAATCAAGCTATGAAACAAGTTCTAGGATCTAAAGGTAATCTTAAAGATCTATTACTTTAAACTTATACTCTAGGATAAGGTGCAGTATTTGTGCTTTATCCTAGACAAAAACTTTACGTAAACTTTTTTTGGAGACTATAATGCAAAACTTAAAACTAGAAGATAAGTTCTCAAAGATTAGAATTCAGTTACTTTGGGATCGTGATGGTGTAGGTCATGCTTTCTATGGGATCGTTCTTGTTAAGATGAAGATCATAGAAAAGAATGAGATCCCCACCTTTGCAACTGATGGCAAAGATATTTTCTTTAATAGAGAATATGCTGACAGCTTATCCTTTGAGCAGTTAAAAGGTGTTATTGTACATGAGGTAAAACATCGTGGACTAAAACACCATATCAGACAGCAACAAAGGGATGCTGAGATTTGGAATATAGCTTGTGATCTTTCTATCAATCCAATAATAAAAAACTCCGGTTTAACTTTGCCGGATGGTGGTTTGTTTGATCCTCAGTTTATAGGTTGGAGTAGTGAAAAGATTTACAATACCATTGCCCCACAGATCCAAGCTAAGAAAAAACAGCAACAGCAACAAGGTCAAAATGGAGATGGACAGCCATCAGATGATGGAGATCCTACTTGGTTACAGCCTCAATCATGGGGCAATATCGAGGGCAATGTTACTGATGGCATGTCTCCGGCTGAACTAAAAGCTGAAGAGGCTGACGTAAATGAAGAGATCTTCCAAGCTGTAAGACAAGCTAAAGAAAGAGGCACTATTCCGGCAGAGGTCAAACAAATGGTCGAGGTCATGAAAAGAGCAGAGATTAATTGGCAAGACATTGTAGAAAGACATGTCGAGGGCGATAATCCTCACGATTTTTCATATAGGAAGATGCACAGAAAGTTTTACTACAGCCATAACATAGTTGCCCCTACCATAGAAAATTATGGTGTTGGTCATGTTGTTGTTGGAGTGGATAGTTCCGGATCTGTATCAGATAAAGAATTACAGTATTTTCTAGGTGGTCTAAATGCTTTGTCATTAGAACTTAAACCTAAATCAGTTACTGTGATCACTTGCGACAGCAAAGTACAAAACGTCTACAAGCATGAGCAAGGAGATGAGATTACCAAGATCAGATGTAATGGGCGAGGTGGCACATGTGTCATGCCGGTGTTTGATTACATCAAAGAAAATGATCTAGAGGTAGACAGCTTTATTTATTTTACTGACATGGGGATCTTTGACTTTCCAAAAGAAGAGATGCCTTATCCGGTATTATGGGTAAGCACAGACCTAAATGCTGATAAAGCACCTATTGGTCAAACAACCTATCTGAAAGTGGCTTAATGCTACTTTTGGATAAAAACAAGGCTCTAGGATCGTCACACAGAGGCGAAACGATATGTCTGTGTGTGATTGTACCTAGTAATTTCAATCAAACTACTATCATTGTATGAGGAGACAGTAATGATATTCATAAACAAAGGATCTACTCCTAATAAACAATCTAAGAAATTTTTAGATCATAAAGTATTAGAAAGTTATTTAAACTTTTTAGATGTTGGCTATAAATCATTTGGTTTAACAGTAATGCAAAAGGTTCACTTATTATCCAAAAGATCTAAGGCTAGTATATCTAAAGAAGAAAAAGAACAATTAATAAATTTTACTAATCACAGAAAACATTTTGTAAATCATGGTTTAGACAGCATTTATAATTGTGGATCAGCTATTAAAGAATTACGAAAAGAACGTAAATTTAAGAGTGCCATTTATTCTAATAAATCTGATGGCAAAAAGGTATTCAGAAAAGAAAGGGAATACTCTCAAGGTTTCTTTAATGGTCAGACTATCAATTCAAAGTATTCTTACATAACTAAAATGTTTGCCCATCAATGGTGGGATGAGCATCAATCTAGAACAAATGTAAAAATACAATGTAATGCATTGGCTAGAGAAATAACTGTAGTTCCATCTGAGGTTGGAAGATCTGCAAGTTATCAATATTATAATCATCATAATGATATAAACATTTCGCCATCTTGGTTTAGGAATGTTTATATGAAAGGTTTGGCTACAACCACTTACAAAAGTAAAACAGCTTTTGTTGCCAATGCAAAACCTCATCCAATAGATAGAATAAAATCTAGTGGCTTAGATGTTTATAAGATTGATCTTATTACTTGTCATGATGGAATTATAAATTTAGAGAAAGATCTTTGGTATTTGGTTTATGAAAGCAAACCTTTCGAGATCAAAGAGGCTCACAACGATTGGGGGGGCAATGTTCCTCATCGTGGTAATGACAGCGAAAGAGAAAACTTTAAAAACAATTTTATCTACAATCCGGCTGAGACTATCAACTGTGCCTCTGACAATTTTAGACGAGCAGAGAATGTCATGAATGGCAGAGTGCAGAAAAACTTACTTAATGCGATGGGAGTTTAATATGCTTAATGAAAACTTTAATATTGAAAAAATGTTTGGTCTAGATGCTTATGAAGACAAGTATGGAGTTACACCTCAAGAGCAAACTGACGAAATATTATTTTATCAATTAGATGAGGTAGGTGCATTTATAAATAGAAATGCACCTAACATTTCTGACACCAACTACTTAATATTTTTTAAAATATTCCAAGAACTAAATGAAAGGGAGAAATTTAATGAGAGGTAATCCGGATGATATGGCTAATCAATTAGTCAATAAAATCAAAAATTGGTTAAATCATGAAGTTGAAAACACAGAATTAACTGACGAAAAACTTTGCGAAAACAATGATGATTTTATTGTTTTTGGCAGAAGAGAGTGTGCAGTAGGCATATTAGATCAAATTAAAAAATGGGAGAATGATTATGAGTAGGATCGATGCCTTTTTATTATTTGTTTTAGGTCTGTGTGTAATAATGATGGCTATTGTTACATTGGCAGATCCTAATGGATATTACATGCAAACTGTAGGGAGAATTTTGTTTACTCTAGGAATAGGATCTATAGGATTAACTATGATCTTAGTTGGAGTTACGAAAATGATTTTTAACAGAACAGAATAGGGGGAAGAGATACTCCTTTCCGGTGGGCAAAAGTGGATGCCTTGTTTTTATATGTTTCAACAGCCGAAATGCTATACATCCCTAAATAGTTGTTCCCCCAAAAATTATATTATTGAAACAGCTATCATGGGCAAAACCTAAATCTCTTTTAAATTATGGTAGGTTAATGTATGGAAAGCCACAAAAAAAGGCTCTTAGAGCCTTGTACAGAGGGGTTGGCAGACCTCTCTGTACGAATACAACCAAAACAAACTACATGCTCTGTATGCAGAGTATACACTCATAAAGGGAGAAATGATTATTATGCAAAAGAAAAAGCACGACCAACTACGAATTCGAGACAGCCTCAAGGATTTACACCTACAAATCCAAAAGGAAAACAAATCTAAAACACCAAAAGAACTTGGTATGCATGAAAGGTTTGAAGATGATCCTAAAGCCATTAATGAAATAGAGTATGGCAGAGTTTTTAGAAAACCAACTGAGATTGTAAAAGGTGGTGTGAGTTCAATTTATGATAATATGGACTAAGTTATCCACACCCCCTAACGAACAGTAGAGTAAAACTTTACGTAAACTTTTAAAAGAAAAGAGCCGGATGAGGAGACAACCGGCTCTTAATGTGTAGCATAACAAGAGAAATTATGAATAACTCTTAATCAATTACTAATCCCACCTAGACTAATAGTCAACTATTTCCCCAAAATTTATAAAACTTTTCTACATTTTTACTAATGAAATCAAAATTTCCGGATAACTCTATCCAATTAATTTCCCATTTCGTGAAATCTTTATCGTGCATAATTTTTATTAAAATTTCATATGCTGTTTTGTTACCAGTACGTTTAACGTAATTCAAACAACTTACAACTTTTGATCTTAAAACAGCTTGTCTATCCCCATTTTTATCGTATGTAGCTGTAATTCTAGGATTGTAGTTTGTAGCCTTAACACCAATCATACCGGCTTTGTTAAACTCAGAGAAAAGAACATCAACAGATTTGTATTGGTCTAACGATATACTATCATTCATGAGTAGCCGGTCTAGACATGTTTGGTCTACAACTCTAACTCTAACCTTGTTGGTATCGCCTATGAACTCTGCTTTAAGAGTATTCCCACCACCAGAGGGCGATAGGTCATAGTCTTTTTTTTTAGTTTTTTTAGAACTTAATTTCGTCATACTCTTCTTTGTCGTGCCAACTTTTAACTACCTTTTTAGGTTTAAACATATCTATTGGAGATGACAAGTTTTCGTATCTAGACGTAAGTTTATCAAATTCTAACTCACACTCCCCAATAGATCCCACCCATGAGAACCTACATTTCCAAACTAATATCTGACTAACATTCGATCCACTCGCATTAGGTCTGTGAACTGTAAGACCTACATCAGATTTACTAAAGAAACTAGCTGATCCGGCAATGTCATAACCTTTTGGTGGTGGTACTGTTCCATCTTCTTTTCTAAACATTTTTTGAGGATGGGCAACAAACCAAATATGTATGCCATGTGCTTGAGCAAAAACTCTTAGCTTTGTCAGCATTTCTGAAATCCAATCTGTCTCGTTTGTAGACATATCTTTTGCTATGTAATTGTAGGGATCTATTACACAGCCTCTTATTCCATATCTGTATACAGCAGTTTTCATTCTCTCTAAGATGCTGTCCAACGTAGATAGCGATCCATCAGCTTGATACAAAAAACAAAAGTTCTCTGATACAAACTTCTTTCCTTTTTCTAATTCAAGATTGTTCATTCTTTCTGAACTGCCCTCAAAGAATGGCTTTCCAATATATTTACTTATCAGCTTTGCAATGTGTATTCGTGGCTCGTTCTCAAATGAACATATACCAAATTTCCAACCTTTATCTTTAGCTATGTTTAACATTATCTGATCAACAAACTCAGATTTACCGGATGAGGGATGACCGGTAACTATTGTTAACTGCCCCTCTACAACTGTATATAATGGATCTACAGCTTTATATCCGGTGCTTATACCACTACCAATACCATCTTTATAAATATCATC